TCACTCAACTGAACAATATATTCGCTATCTGTTTCGTTATCTTTAATACTTAGCATATTGTCGTCTTTTTGTACAATAATTCCATCGTCAGAATCCATAGCTTTAAATACCTTAATTAATTCAGCATCTGAAGCTTGGGTCATATCAACAACGTCATCATCATACTCTTCGGAATCCATAGGTGGTGTCATAGCCATTGGCTCTTCTTCAAAATCAACATCTCCTTCGATGTCTTCTACTTCTTCATCATCTACATCATCCATATTATCAGTATCAACCTCATCGGTGTCTACCTCCATAAAGTCAACCTCATCTTCTTCTTTGAGAGATTCTTTTACTAAATTGTTAATTTCTTCCTTCATTGTTGAAGCAAGTATTCCTTGTGCATTTTTGTTAAGAGACTCCTCCAAATTTGAAATCTGGATAAGAGTGTCTTCAATAACATTTTTATTTTCTGCCATTTAATATTTTTGTTTTAATTATAAATACTTAAGATTGTTAAAAAATTTTATTTTTTTTTAAAATAAAAAAAGGGAAGACTTTTGTCCTCCCTTTATCTAAATGAACTTTTAGTAAAAAGTTATTCAATAACTTCGTCTATTTTACTTTCAGTAATTGCAGTAATTCTCCAGTCCATACTATAGTTTTCAAAAATCTTTGTGATTTTTGCTTCAACGTCAGTTGGTGTATAACCCATTACTAATTTTTCTTCTTTGGCTTTTCTAACTTTTCCACTTTCACTATCAACCAAATCTAGTGAAACTTTTGCTACAAAATATTTTTCTCCTTGTTCCATAATTTTTTATTTATCTAAATAATTCGATAATTTTTTCATTAAGTCAAGAGATTTGTTACCTGTTTTACCAATATTTCTTTCAACTGACATTCTTTTTTCTTCTTCCAAATTTTCTTCGAATTTATTTTTATCATCTTTGTTTAAAAATAAATAAGCTCCTGGTGTTGATGGTGAAGATACTAAATCAAAACAAATTAATTCAAAGTCCTTTTGAACCTCGTTTGTTTCACCAACCTTTTTAAGTGATCCAACACCTCTAGAAGAAATACCTAGTGTTACACCTTGTCTTAGATAATTTGCCGCCATATCACCTTTTGTGGATACAATACCTCTTTCGTGAAAACCAGGACTTGTTAATAATTTTAATTTACCCATTAACATTTTTCCATCCCACCATATTTCATTTATAATATGTGAAACTCTATCAAGGTCAATTAAAGAAGACTCTGGGTGATTTAATTCAGAAAGAGAAGTTCCTTTTTCAATCATCTTTTTATAATTTTCAGCCTCTCTTTTTAATATATCTTCTGGATATACTCTACCATTTCTATTTGGGGTGTTATATTTTTGTAATACCGCATAAAATTCAAATGGTTTTGAATAATCTAGATAATTTCTAGATTCCATTATATACCTATTATTTTCAGTTTTTGGATTTATATAACCTGCGTCATACTCGATTAGAATACCCTTACCAACCTCATTTGGTGATAAAATTTTATAATTATTCATATTAAAGTTTTAATATAAATATTAAATAGTTTGTGTTTTTATTTTTTCTGGTTTATTATTTCCCTTTTTTGTTAAATAAAATTTAAAATATTTGTTTTTTACTAATATATCACTATGTAAATCTTTTGTTAATTTTTTTATTGTTCTTTTTAGTTTTGGTGATTTAAAATCAATTTTTTCATTTATAAATAAATTAACCTCTAAACTCATAAAAGATTTTTTCTTTACTTGTATCCCACTAGTTCTTAAATCTAAATCAACAATAAAATAATCATTAAATTGATTTAAATCTATGTTATTGTGAATTGAGTGTTTTATTTTTCTTGACATATTTAAAACAATCCTATCCCAGTTTAATTGGTGTGTTTTTGGTTCTACCCAAGTTTGTAGATTAATATATAGTGATTTAAAATCTTTAGAATCGACTGTTCCATAATTAACTTTACAATTTCTAAAACCTATAAGTTTTACTGTTTTTCCTTTTTTCATATAAAATTTTCATAATAAAATGGTTTATTTTTAAAAAGTTTATGTAAATTTGTTATATATATCAATATATCAATATAATTTAAATTTAAATATGCTAATTGTAAAAGTAAGGAAAAAAAACATAGAAAGAGCTTTAAAGGAACTTAAGAGTAAAGTTATTAAAACTAGACAAAACTCTGAAATAAATGCGAGATCCGAGTACACTAAAAAATCAATAAAAAGACGAAAAGAAATACAAAAAGCGACTTACATACAAAAAATCAAATCACAAAGTATTATTTAATTCTTTTAGTTTAAAATAATTAATTTTATTATATTTTTCAGATTCTAATTTATTTAAAGTTTCATCTATTCTTGTTATAACATCAGATTCTGATGATGGTCTCAAATTATTAAGTTTTTCAACAACAGTCTCTTTTATTATTTCATATTTTAATTCTAATTTTGAATCGTCTTCTTTTAATAGTTTTTCAATTTCTATTTTTTTTGATTCATCTATTGAGTTTAAATATTTTTTTACCGTATCGTTTGCAATACCAACCATTTCACTAATTGGTAATTTTTTAACTTCTTGTTTTGTTTTATTATTTAACTTTAAATTCTCTAAAATGGTATGTTTACTTTTTATTTTATCTTCAACACTAATGTTCTTGTTTGAAACTAAATTATCTATGTCTTTATACTCATTATTACTTTCAATATCTGATATCCACATATTAATCTCTAATAAAGCCTTTTTGTTTGGTTTTATTTTTTTAATTCTATCTATTGATTCTTTAATAAACTCCCCAGCAAAATAACTATCATACCCTCTATTTTCAGCTAAATCACTATATAATGAAAATAATTTATTAACTTCTTTATTTTTTAACACTAACTCATTAAATATAAATAACTCTTTTTTAAAAGTCTCATTTAAATAAGAGTTAGAAAGACATTTTTCAATTTTACTTTTAATTAATCCAAATTCCATTTTTGTTTTTTTTTATAAATATCAACCATTTATCAATTTTTCCAATTCAGATTCAATATCTCCTAGTGAATTAGTATTAAAAACATCATCATCATCACTTTCTAGTATTAAATTTTCTAGTTTTTTTCTGCTCTCAGGTAATCCACCAACGTCACCTCCAGGTGGTGGTGATGGTGCGGCAGCTGGTGCTGGGCTAGCTCCTCCACTAGTATCACTACCACTACCACTAGTACTACCAGAAACTGTTTTATACAATCTATCAACATTGTCAAATAACCCAGTATGTGTTATAACTGTTGGTGTGTTTGTTAATTCTGCAGCAACAGCTCTTTCCATTCGTTGTTGTTGTATATCTAATTTAATTTCCTCATCTGAGAATCCAAAAATGTGTTTCTTAGCCCAGGTAGCTGATGTTGGGGCTAGTGAATTTGGTATTTCACTTACTAAATCTTTATACAATAAAACTTTTTCTTTCCAAACATCAACCATTAAAAGATCGGCTTGTTTTGAAGGATTTGTTAATCCTAGTGTAAAGTTGTTTAACTCGTCCTCAAAACCTAAAAGAAATAAATGAATAATTGCAATTTTATTTAACTCTGATAATACATTTTTTTGTATTCTATTAATTGTTCTTGCGAAACGAATATCAAGTAATGATAGATTTTTACCATCACCAACGGGTTCTTCAAATCCAAGATAAGCTTTAGGTATTCTTAATGCTGTTACAAGTTTTTTCTGAATATACTCGATATCAGCAATTTCAGACAAATTAGTTCCCCCTGGTAATGTTTCAATTGGCATTGTTTGTGCTGGGTCTCTAACAGGTATAAAATAGTCTTGATCTACAGCCATTTGATTGAACCTTAAATCTACGTTCCCTGTTTTATTGTCAACAATTTGATCTCGTTTAAATTTATTAGCAACTCTTTGTACATATGGTTCAACGTCTTTATCATCCATATTACCAACAAATACTTTAAAAACCCTTCTTTCTGGTGCTCTTGAGGTTCTATAAATTAACATAGCATCTTCCGCTAATATTAATTGTTTCCATATTCTTCTCGCTTTTTCAAGCATAGAGGTTCCATATGGTAATTTTCTATCGTCACCTAGAAGTCTAAAATGTGCAACTTCCCAAGTGTTAAATTCCATATTTTTTTCTTTCCAATTAAAACGAACACCCTTCTCTTCAGTATTTACCTCACTATTAGGAGTTTTTGGTTTCATACCTCTTTCTAATCTTTCTATCTCAATATTTGGTAGTTGCACACAACCAATAATTCCTTTTTCTGGGTCTAGTTTTAGATACACAAAGTTATCACCAAATTTACATGTGTTTCTAATCCACATTTGTAAATTTGTATTAATATCTAATGTATTATTAAATAAGTCGGCTAATATTCCCTTAATCCTTTTTGATTCTGAATAAATTTGTAATAAATACCCATTTTCATTAGGTGTTGTGGATTCTTCAGCATATATATCAAGCGCTGTTGATATTTCAGGTGTAAATTCCATAGACTCATAATCATAAAAAGCTGCTAATCTAGTTGGCTCATAATATATCGCTTGGGTATATAAGTTACTTTCAATCTTCTGCCATTGATTTGCTAAATAAAGAGATTGTTGGGACTGAAGCAGTTCCTTTTCGTATTCATTTTTATCTTTTGTTTTTAATAATTCTTTTTTGTCAAAACGATACGTTGGTATGTCTTGTCCAAGTAATGAGTTTGGTCCAAAGGCTTTTGAAATCCTTTGCCAAACGGTTAAATCTTTATTTAAATTTTCCATATTTAAAAGTTAACATATATACTCTAAATATAAATATTAAACATTTTTAGAGTTATTCGAGTCACTATCTTTTTTAGTCCCGGTTTGTTTATATTTAAATGTTGGTGGAAAAACTTTTACCGAATAAACTTGTTGATCCGGAACAATTAACGTTGATCCTCCTACTATTTTTCCTGATGTTTTTCTTAATTCTTTTCCCATATTACCTTCTTTTATTTCCACCAAATAACCAACCATATTTTATATAGTCTTCTTTTGATCCACCATTATTTAATTTATTTCTTTCATTCATCATATACGTGTTAGGTATTACAGGATCGAAATCTAAGTTTTTACCAACACTTTCATTGTTATTAACAGTCCATGATTCAAGCATAACTTTTGTCTGTTCTGTTACTTTTTCTAGTTTTTGAAACGCAATTTCACCAACATATATAGCCATAGCAATTGCCATAATAAGGTCATCATGTTGTCCCTTTTGGTGGTCTGGTCTACCATTTACATATACAAAATTATTCATTTCATCATATAATCGGCTACTTCTAATTATAAATTTATGTCTAACATATTCTTCAAAAGCCGCAATAATTTGAACCCTTTTATTATTAAAATTTAATCCTGGTACTTTATCTTGTGCTTTTGTGTTATATCTCCAAATATTTGTAGAGTCAACACCATCAATGTATAAATTTTTATAACCCATTTCTTGTAGTTTTCTAGATGTCGCAACACCCATACCACCAGTAATATCAATTACTATAAATGCGTTATACATAACCCCCCATTTATAAGCGATTTCTGCTAGTGTATCTGGAGGTATTTTACCAACATATTCGAATACTTGTTTTCTTTCATCAAAATCAATTATCTCTATGGTTGAGAAGTCTTCACTATCTCCTCTTGAGACATCAATTCCCATAATATATTTGTGACCTTCTTTTGGGTCGTCCCATATCCAAAGTGAGTTACCCATCATTTTTGTTTGAGTTTCTAATAATGTATTATTTTTAATATATTCTAATTGTTTATTATCAAACACATTGTCCCCTGAACCCAAAAATTCACAATTAAGTTCTTGGTTTATTTTTCTCTTGTCATATTTTAATTTTTTAACCATTTTTTCATACCAAGATGAACATGGTTTATATCCTTTTGTAAAATATTCTTTTATTTCATCATAGTTTCTATCAAAAGCTGTTGTATTTTCATAAGATATATTTTTACTATGATCTCTTTCTGTTTTATTAAGTAGATAATCAACAATATCATCTGTTGGAACTAAATACAAATCTTTAGTATACCTTGGGTCTTTCCACCAAAACATCTCTGTTATCTTGAAATTATTCATACCCTTAGAGGCTTGATTATATATTTCATAATATATTGGGTCATACCCATTTGGTGTTGAAACAACTATTACTTTACCCCCTGTTGATAATGAAGCCATACAAGCAGCCCAAAAATCATTGTCTGCTTCAATAAACGCAGCTTCATCAAATACTAGGATTGTTGGTGTATATCCTCTAAGTGCATCTTTAGATGTTGCAACCGCTTTAACTTCACACCCATTTGTTAGCTTATACCATCTTTGTGCATTTTTATCATTTGAAAATTGTGCTCCAACCCAATTAGGCCATTGGTCTATAAAAGACCTAATTTTATTAGCCATTTCCATAGAGGTATCTAATTTGTTGGCAATAATTAGAATTTTTTCTGGTCTATCTTTTTTAGCAAAAACTAATCTTTTTGATATCCAAGCGGCAGTTACCGTTGATACCCCAGCTTGTCTATATTTTAAAGCTATATTTTCTTCATGATTTTCATAATCACTTAATAATGTTTCCTGATCTGGAAATAACTCTAATGGGACGTATTTTGATACTGTATTATCATATGTTTGTAGATATGTTCTTAAGGCGTATGAAGTATCTTTCATACACTTTACATACTCTAACATTAGTTGTTCTTTTGAGAATCCCATTAATATCTTTTTATATAAATATTAAAAACCCCCAATTATTTAATAAATTGAGGGTCCTTTATTGTTTGTTGTTTCTTTTATAATCCTAATTGTGATAATATATCATCTTCATCGTCTTCATAATCATCTTCACCACCATCACCTTTGTATTTTTCATACTCTGATTTAGCTTTTTTGTAGATTTCCTCAAAACGTCTTTTAGCTTTATTGTTGTCTTCTTTATCTTCTGATACCACATTGGCGATAATATTTTTAAGAAAGTCTTCAGCTGGTACCGCGTATAAAACTTGTTCAAAAAAGGGCATATAAACTCTATTTTCAGGTACTAGAACTAAATCATCTGGAAGTAAAGTTCTTAATTTTCTAACTAATTCACCACCAACTCTAAAGTTCATTGGTTCATTTTCCATTGAGTCAGCTTTATCTACAACATCTTGTGCTATCCCTGGATCAACATCATCCCATTGTGATTGTGATGTTGGTACTGAAAACACTTTAAATAATTCATGTAGTAAAATTGGGAAAATTACACCATTAGCGAAATACGTATCATTTTCTTCTTCACCACCACCATCTTCATCTTCATCTTCGTCAGGGTCCATTTTACCTGCAGCCCCTGCCGCATTACCACCAAGAGCCTCAATTAAATCTTCGTCTGTAAAATACATTAAATCATTTGCTCCCATTATCTTATTGTATAAATCATATAACCTTGGGTCTATAGCGTCTAATCTGTCTTTATACATCTGATAAGCAAATTGTCCTCTTTTACCCTTTCCTTGTATAAGAGCGTTAATTACATGTCTTTTCTCTATTTCTAATTGTCTTTCTTCTTCTGGTGTTAAATCGTCAATATCAAAAGAAAAGTTTTTTGGTAGTTCCAATTTTTTTGGTTCCTTTGGTTTCATTTGAAACGTATTTGGGTCGATTCTTTGCTCACCAAGAAAGGTTAATATATTGATAAAATCAAATTGATACTCAACGCCACCTTGTTTTAGTTCTTTAGCAACTAGTCCGTCTTCTATAGCTTGCTCCATATCTTTAGCGTATGGTAACCATCCCTCTTCTTTTGCTGAAATCTCAACCGCTAAGTCTCTTAATTGTTCTCTATGATCTGGTTCAATTTCCATAACTTGACTAACAGCTTGCATTTGAGCCATTTGTATTGACCTTTTAACTTGTGGGTCCGTTATATTTCTATCTGTCCCATAATATCTTTTAACATAGTCAACAATTTCTTTAAACCTTTTTCCCGCAACTCTTTCAACGTCAGCAACACCTTTTTTAAATCCTCTATTTTTTGCATAAATACCTTCTGGATCCTCAATCTTAGCTTGACTTCTTGGGTGCATTCTTTCTTCATAGTCACCATAATCAACTGGTGCCTCTTTAACTATTTTTCTTACTATTCTATTAATTTCACTATCTCTCATTATGACATATTTAAAACTTGTTTTATTAATGACATAAAATCACTTTTTTGTTTTTCTTTTTCGTCTGCTCTTGGTTTTTGTTTTGGACCAGGTCTTTTAAATGGATTTCTTCGTCCTGGACTTTTTGTCCTTTCTTTAGTTCCTGGATCCTTAGTCGGTGCAGTTTTAGTATCCTCTTCTAGTTCTTCTTCCATCATTCCTAAAGATGTTAAACGACCAATAGGTTTTTTCATCTCAAGTCCTTCATTGTGTGAAAATAAACTATTTTTTATTGGTTTTTTTAAAATAAAACTTTCTTTTGTTTCTTTTTTTGGTTTAGCGTATTTTAAAGTTATATCTTTATTACATTCACATTTACGTTCATCTGAGTGTAACATCATCATTTGTTTTTTTGTTATATTAATACACTTATCATCACCTTTTTTTTCCTTTAGTCTTTCAATTTTTTCTAACTTATCTTTGTCTTTATATTTTTTAATATCTTCGTCATATATAAAACACAACCCTTTTGAAATAAAATATCCTTTATTGTGTAGGTCATCCATTTGATGTTGTCTAATAGTAATAACTTCTTTCTCTTTTTTCTTTTTGTCTTCGAATAATTGTAGTAGCTCTCCCTTTGTCATACTAGGTTCAATATGTTTTTCAACCATTTGTGAAATTCTACTTTCCAAATAAGATTCATTGGTACTTTTTCTTCTTCTAGATTTTCTTTTACTTGTTGGTTTTCTTCTAGATTTTCTTTTACTTGTTGGTTTTCTTCTAGATTTTCTTCTTTTTTGTTTTGAATCTTTCTCATCATCATCTGATGCGTATTCTGGCATATCTTCGTAATCTTTTTTTGTTGTACTACTAGCAAACTCATCTCTTAGTTTACACCATTTTTTTTGTTCTTTTGTTTTACCATCGCCACATTTTACAAAAAATAACTTTTGTTGTGCTTTTGATTCGAATTTTTCGTCAATTTCTTCTGATTCTGTTGTTTCGCCACTGCCTGTTGGCTTAGTACTAGATATTGCTGTAATTCCTTTATTTGGGTCTGCTTCAATAACAGAATCTGCTGGGAAATTTAAAGTCGCCTTAGTACCCGGGTCAATCTTTGTTTTATAACCAGTTTGTTGTGTTGTTGTAACAGCTTCTTTTGGTTCAAATTTTTCCGCCAATAACCTAACTTGACGTTTACCCATTTTTGATATTGTATTAAAATGGATTCCATTTTCTAATAATATATTAACATAGTTTTTAGTTCTCATATACTACTTTTTTTTCAAATTGTAATAC